CCGGCGGCGTTCTTCTAGCTTAATCAGCAGCCGCTCCAGGTCGAGCCACAGCATCATCATCGAAACCCTTTGAGACATCGGCAGTGTCCGTTCCAGATCATCCTGCAGCGTCGTCATCGAACTCCTCCAGGGCGTCGGTGGTATCGTCGCGGCCGAGCTTGAGCCCCGAGGACCGAGCCTCGACCATCGTCGTCGCGGCCTGGTCCCAGATCAGGCGCCCCTTGCGGGTGCGGTGGAGTTGCCGCTCGATCTGGGCCGGGGAGCGAACCCGGGTTTCCCAGATCTCGTCGTGGCTGGCGCCGAGGTCGGAGAGGCGATGCGCGATGTCGGTGTCAGGGGCGAGCCACTTGCGGGTGGCTTTGGTCGGGACCAGACCCCAGCCCGGGATACGCACCTGGTGCTGCAGCTGGTCGATCGCGAACTCGCGGATCCGGGCGATCCACAACTCGGCCCGCTCGGCGATGTCGAGGGCTTTGGCCAGTTCGTCTACCGCGGGCAGCGCGTTGTCGGGATCGAGGTTGAGGTCGTCGTCGAACTCGGCCTTGGCCATCTCCAGGGCGTCGGCCATCAGCTTGGGACAGGCGTGCGATACCGGACAAAATCTACACCAGGACCCCGGGACCAGAGGCGCATCCGGCTGAGCGCAGGCTTCGACCCCCGGGACCAGCACCTCGTCGACCCACATCAAGAGGTCGACTACATCGATTTCCCAGGATCGGATCGGGGAAACACCCGAGGCGTGCGGCTGCACAATGGTGAGTTTTACCGTCTTTACCTGATCGCGCTGGGCTGCCGGCAAAGCGCCCAAGACCCCGGCGCCATAGAACATCAACTGCGGGTTCTCGACCGCGGAGACAGTAATGCCGGACCCGTTCTTGTAATCGACGACCTCCAGGATTTCACCGGACACAATCCCGGCATCGACTGTGCCGAACACAGGGACCGGGGGGCGTCCGGGAAAGTAGCTGTCGAGATCGACCCGAAACTCGACATCACGCCAGTCAGCATCAGGTCTCGGCTCCGGACCGCGACCGCAGGCTTCATAAAAATAGTCCAGCATGACGTGAATACCGTCGATAAATGCCTGATCGACAGTGATGAGGTGCCCGTCCCGGGACCACACCCGACCCAACTCGGAGGGCAGGACGATTTCGACCCCGCTTGTCACCGCGTTCTCGATGTACTCGTGCGCCAGGGTCCCGGTCGCGGCATAGATCGACGACGGTCGATGCGGCGCGGTCTGTGACAACCGGAAGGATCCCGGGCAGCTGAGCCAGCGATAGGCGCTCGACGCCCCGAGAAGGCTGTGCTCGGTCATGTGCGGCACACCCGGCATTGCAGAGCTTTTAGGGGATCGTCTTTGCGCGGCTTGGGCTGCCGGCCGGTCTCGAACTCGGCACCCAGCTCGGCTAAAGCCGCCGGCCAGCTATCGCGGCCAGGGCTACGCCAAGTGGCGCCATAGACGGCTTCCTGCACGGCGGCATCATCAAAGATGTCCCGGTGATCGAGCCACAGCTGATACCACTCGGTCAGCCGCTGAAAAAAGCATCGGGCGCAATCGGTGCGTAGCGGGATCTCGACACCGCGAGACCGCAGATACTCCCGCACCTCGGACAGCCCCCACTGCCACTCGCGCAATGGGAAGGCCGATCGCACTCCCGGCACATTGGCATAGTCGCCGCCCTCGCGGTCGGGTTCGTCAAAGCGTAAACCGACATAAGAGATAATTTCGTCGTGCTGCGTCTGCTGCTGGATCAGCCAAGAGGCATAGGGCTCGATTTTCAACATCCGGGTGCAAAACCGCATGCGCCAGTTGGGGATCGCGTCTTCCTCGTGAACCAAACCCTGCAAACCCCCTTTGCGCATGATCGGGACCAGAGGCTTTCCCAGCAGCTCGGAGAGCTTGCGCCAATGCGCGAACATCTCCGGCAGCTCGTCCCCGGTCGGGGTGCAGACGTAGGTGTAGTCGATGTTCGGGTGCAGCTCGCGCAGGCGCAGGGCCATAGCCGAGCTGTCCTTGCCGCCGGAAAGAGCCACGACGTGGATCACGCCTGGGCGCCCATCACCTTGTGAGAGATCGCCAGAACTTCGCGGTAGAATTGGTGCCCCTTCTCCAGCGGCACGTCGTAGAACTTCGCGACGCCGTATTGCTTCTGCAAAAGCTTCACTTCCGCCACCTTGCCGGCGGCATACATCTGGCGCACCAGGGCGAGACCAGCCTCCTTGGCTTCGCCAGGTGACATCGAGGGATCGGCGAGACCCATGTCGTCGGTGTCGGCGTCGGGCTCGTCCCCGACCAGCTGGTCCCCGAGGTCCTCGGCCGCGCCATTACCGGGCACCGCTTTGGCAGCCTTGGCGGCGCGCGCCTTGGCCGCGGCGGCCTGCCGCCCGGCCAAGGCGGCCTCGGCCCGAGCAGGATCAGACGGGATCGACGAGGGGTTGACCTTAGCCGGCTCCGGCCCCGGCTCCAGGTCCGGCGCGATCGGCATACCCTGCCGATCGTCCAACAACATCTCGTCGTTGTTATTTGACGTCAACAGGTGCCGGAACATCCGGCGGAACTCGGTCCTGCCGGCCGGCGAGCTGAGATCGAAGGTAAAATTAAGCTGCGCTTGCATTTGTATCTCCTTGCAGGATGCTGATTTCATCGGCCTTGCGGCGGAACACTCGGATGATCTGTTCGTCGAGAGTGCCGGGCAGGAAGAGAAAGCTCGCCAGGACGCTGTCGCGCTGGCCCAGCCGATGGGCGCGGGCGATCGCCTGGACGTTCTCGCCGGGGACCCAGGAGGGCTCGACGATCGCCACTTCGTTTGCCGCGGTCAGGGTGATTGCGGTCCCGGCGGCGAGGATCTGGCCGATAAAGAGCCTGGTCCCGGCCCTAGTCTGAAAGTCCTCGACCGCCAGCGCCCGGGCATTAGGCGAACTCTCGCCCGTCACCACGACGGGATCGAACTCCAGAAGACCGCGCCGCAATTGCTCGATCACGTCGTGGTGCCAGGCGAACAGCACCATCTTTTCGGTTGATGCCAGCCGTTCCTGAACCCAAAGGATCGTAGGGCTGGTCTTTAACAATCCCAGTTCGCGCCGCACCGTGGCGAGCGCCGCATCGGGATTGCGCAAGGTCTTTAACAACTCGTCGTCGGTCATGTAGCGGCCGGAATAGGCCAGCTTTGCCGCGGCGCTGCGCACCGGCGCCGAGATCCGGTCGAGCCACTGGCCCGGCGCCGGCAACGGGATGTCCTGCAGGATTAACGGTGGCAGTTCGTACAGGACCTCGATCTTGCGGCGGCGCAGCACCACGCCCTTGAGGCTGTGCCGCAAGATCGTCTGGTTTTTGCTGCCGGTCACCTGGCGCCCAAACGGGGTGTCCCGGTAGCGGGTGAACCGGTCCTCGAACTCGACCTGGCTCAAGGCCCGCCCGGTGTGGGCTTTTAGGAGGTCAGGCCAAAAGGTCCGGTAGTGCTGCCACAACTCGCCGGCGTGATTGGGGGTCGGGGTGCCGGTCAGTAAGATGACCCGGGCGGCGCTGGCCTGGACCCCGGTGCCGGAACCGCGATGACCATAAAGCGCCAGCGTGCGGTTCGACGGGTTTTTCAGATAGTGCGCCTCGTCGAGGATCAAGAGATCAAGCCGCCGGGAGCGCAGATGGTTGGCCAGTTGGCTCTGTCGGTCGGAGAACTCGTCATAGCCGACGATCAGGACAAACTGCGGCCGGTCGAGGCAAAGTTTGATATCGGTGATTTTGGTCCCGGGTTCCATCAGGACGACGCGCGAGGACCAGCCCCCTAGCCAGCGCTGGATCTCGGCCTGCCAGACCCGCCGGGCTGTGGCGGGACAAACGATCAAAACCCGGTCGGCGCCACAGGCTTCGGCCGCGGCGAGGGCCTCCAAGCTTTTGCCGAGCCCCATCTCGTCGGCCACCAAGACCGCCCGGTTGATCTGCAGTTGCTGGCAGATCCAGTCGATGCCTTTTGTTTGGTAGTCCCGGAGCGGTGGTGTGGCAGCCGCGGGCATGAAAATCCCCTGTCCCCACAAGCTGTTAGGAGCTTGGGGTTCTTTGGTTAACAGGGGCTAGATTGATCGTGCGCTGTGCGTGGTGTCAAGCCGAAAAGCACAGCGCACCTACACAGATTGCTGATTGGCCCCAAACAGTGCCAACAGCGCCGCCTCGGCCCGGCCGTCGTCCTTGGCGCGGGTGAAGTTGGCGGCGTTGTCCGGGAACAATCTTGCCGCGATCAGGCGCGCCTCGTTTTTGTCGGGACCCATCCGAAAGGACCGTTTCCATTCCTGCGGTGTCACCAGCTGGGTCGGTATGCCGAGCGCCGCCAAGACGCCACGGACCAGCCCATAGGACAAGCCAAAGCTGAAAGAACTGGTAACCCCTTGACGGGGCAGAGCGTGGACCCGCTCGATCCAGGCACAGTCGGGCTGGTACACCTTGAGGATGTCGGCCAGCCAGAACTCGCTGAGTTGGCGTCGGTGGTGCTTGCCGACCCGGATCAGGGTCGAGGGCATATCGCAGA